AACTGCATCTCTTTTCCTTTGCCGCATTCGATATCAAAATACCCTACTCCGTTACTTACTTCAATGTTTTTTACTGTTGTGTTTCGTGTTTTCATAGTGCTTTAATTAATTATTTCTTCAAAATTAATATAACTTTTTAAATAAACAATACTTTTAATAAAAAAAAATGCGGAATTTTTTACGTTCCGCACTTGAAATACTTGCAAAGTGTGGGCGACCGTGTTACACAATCCATTAACCACTGCAAGTTTTAGGTTTTGCCGAACCTCAGTTTTTTATTTTATCTAATATCGATTGTGGCGTTTTATAGCTCCAACAATACTTGTTATAAATTCTAATTAAATAATTCATTTGTTTGAATCTAAAAACTTTCCTATTCGTTCAATTGTGGCTGTGTTTATTGTTTTGCCCTTCAGGAACGTGTGAATGTTTGACTGGTGTAATTTAGCTTCTAAACAAAACTTATTTAAAGTTATTCCTTTCGTTTGAATATACCGCCATATTAACGTTCGTGTTACATTATTTATATTAGCTACTATCTTTTCCTCTTTCATGGCTTAAAAGTTGTTTAAAAAGTCTGAAATATCGTTGCTTTGCGGCTTCGTGTTTTGTTCGTCTACGGGTTTAACAGATAAACTCAAATACCCTTTGCCTTGGCCTGTTTGTTTTTTCCATGCGCTGATGTAAAATTCACGTCCTAAAATTGTTACTTTACCATTTAAATCCGGGTGCGTTTCTTTCGTCTTTTTGTCATTTGTAAATAACGCTCCGCTGTTGTCTCTTTTTTCCATTTTTATTTATTTAAAGTTATTGCTAATTGATTTGGATAGTCTTGAATAAGTAATTCACCTCTATGGGTAAAATGATTATCTAAAAAAATTACTAATTCCGTAAACGATTGAAACACGTACCTATCTCTAACGGTGCTACAACTTCCACCGACATAAACTATATATCCATTATTTTCTTGCGCAATATCAACTTGCTGTGGGTGTTCTTTTTTCATTTTATTTTAATTTTAATTTTAACATTTTAATTACTAAAGAATCAGCGTTTACAGTTCCACCTTCGTCGGTTACGCTTGTTATTGCTTTTACTAATTGCTTTATTTCTTTAAGTTCTTTTTTTAATTCCTGTATCTCTTGATTTACTTCTGGATTCATAGCTCATTAATTAACTGATCAAACTTTTTTCTGGCCTCAATTACTCGTTCATGCATCTGCTCAATCAATTCTTTATTTCGTTTGATTGTAAATTTACGCACTCGCTTTTCCTCTGGAATATGACTTACTTTTGCCTCTCGCATTACTATCTCAGTGGCTTTATCCTCTGCTATTGTCCAAAGATGGTCAATAGACTCTATCTCATTAAACTCAAAAGGACGATCAGCATAGTAATATGTTAATCTTTTTATTTCAGATCTAATTAAATGGTCTGGATGGTCACTCAATACGTAAACCAACTCAGCCTCATCATGTCCTGTCAAATCCATGTAACACTGCAATTGATATTCGTAGGCCTTATTCTCTGGATTATCAAACCAGGGAAAAGTCATTGCAGAAAAACTGCTTTTAATATCTACTAAATTTGTTTTACAGTGATCCGGCTCTCCAATAAAAAAGTCATTTACATATCTTTTTTTAGTTTCATTTACATCAACATCCAGCCATCCGTAAATTCTGGCAGCTAATTCAAGGTTTTTTGCCTCATTATAAATGCCCTTATCCATCTCTTTTGTCATTATTCGAGGCTCCTCAATACCATACTTATGAAATAATACATTTTTTTGTATGATTTTCATTGCTGTTTCTCCCCAAAGTTCCTCTTTTTTACGACCTTGAGTCATTAAGCCGCCCATTTCGGACGGCCTTACTAACCAATTATGCTTCATTTTGTAAATCTTGTAAGGTTAATAATTGTTCCTCATTAAGAATCCAAAGTGTTTTAGCTTTGTCAATAGTCAATACTCCATGTTTTTCATGAGGTTCTCCAGTTCTAATCATTCCAATAAGTTTATTGAATTGAGCCACTGACAAAGATTGTTTTTCACCTGGTTTATTTTCTTTTTTTTCAGATCTTATTTGCTCCCCAGCCGCATCAATATCCTTATCAGTAACCAATCCGAGCATTGAACTCAATGAATACCTGCGAAAATAAGTAATTCCAGATCCAGTAACCTGGTAATCATTCATGTTTGTCATTTTAATTAAAGGAATAAAGCATTCAGATTCGATTGTTTCTTCACTTTCAGCATGGAAAATTACAGTCTTTAAATAATTACCTGTTTCCTTTGAATTAATCATTTGAGTAAATCCTAATCCATGCTTTTCCATTAATGGATTAATAGCTCTCACAATATCACTTAATTCAGTATAAGTGTAATTGTGTCCTTTTGTTGCTTTGTGAAGTACTGGTACCTCTTGTTGGAAAGCTGCCAACGATTTTAATAAATGTTTCATGTTATTTTGTGTTTTGTGTTATGCAAATTTAGTAATAATTTTTAATATAACTATAATTAAAAAAAAATATTTATAGAAATTTCTTTAATCCCTGGGCGCATCTCTCAATCGAGTTAGCTCGTTCCTGCAGGCTTATAATTTGTTGCTGGATAGTAAGCTTACAATTAGTGGTAAAATAGCCGTGTGACGTCGCTATTAAAGGAATTAAGCTATTTGAACGAATATAGTTAACTAACTTCCGTAAACGTGGCTGTGTTAATCTTATTTTATAACCGTTATTTTCTAAAAATACATTCATTCTTTTTACTATTAATTCAGCTTTAATTGGATTAGTTTTTTTATAGGCTCTAAATCCATGAATTACCAGCTGTAAAATCTCCATTTCGTCACTGGTTAATTCGTGCGTGTGTTCTTCAAAATTTGTTATCATAGCTTAAAAATAATATCCAATTTCATCCTGGTATTCAGCTAAGGTCATTTGGTCATAGTGATCCTGTGCTATATCTCCGTTGAATTGAAATCGTGTTTTTCTAACTTCACGCTCCTTACACTTTGCATTTTCAATACTACGTAAAATCATTTTTAAGGTGTTTCGTAAATGATTTTCGTCCATTAAATCAACGTCAATCTTTTGTCCGTTTTTCATTGTCCAATAATACTTTGTCATATTTTTTAATTTAATTTTATAAGTTCCCATTATCTGCGAATGAATAAAAAGAATCAGCGGTCAGTATCACATGATCCATTAAAGTGGAATCAACTAATTTACAAAGCTCTTTTACCTCTTTTGTAATTCTAATATCTGCATCACTTGGTGAGGTGTTACCACTTGGATGGTTGTGAGCTATAATAATTCCAGATGCAAGCGAATCAACTACGTATTTCAAAAGTATTTTTTTATCTACAATAGTTCCACAAACCCCACCTTGACTTATTTTAGCGTAACCAGTAACTTTATTTGCTCTATTCATTAGCAGGATAAAAAAGCTTTCATAAATTTCAATATCATCAGAATAAAATTGTCTAATGAAGTCAGCAGCATTTTCACTGTTTGAAATCTTAACCTGCTCCAGATCAGTTTGTGAGGTTTTTAATTCAAATCTTTTAATTTTTTTCATTGCCTTGTGTTTAATTATTTCTTCAAAATTAATATAAAAAATTAATATAACAACACTTTTGAAAATTATTTTTTTAAATCTTTTATTTTTTCCTTGTAGCCGGCAATAATTTCTTTTAGCTCCTGGATAGTGAACTTCCTTGTTTTATTAGAATCTTGAGTCAAAATTTCATATTTTTCAACTCCGATTTTTTTAATTAAATTTTTTTGATATTCTATTAAATTACCACTTAGATATGTATTACAGTGCTCACATTGTAAATGTACATTATCCTCATTAAATCGAACGTTCCAATGGTTATTTGCGTTCCAGTAATGGCCAGCATTTTCTTTTAATGGTTTCTTTTGACAGGATATACAAACATTACCAGCATCTCGTAAACGAATAAACTTATTGAATACTTGCTGAGCTATTTTAATGTAATCCTGGACTGTCATTAAGTCTAACTTTAACTTCGCCTTTTTCTTCTTCCAGTTCTTTTGCTTTACTTCGTTTATCCATTCAGCTACACAATTAGGCTCAAAGCAGTTTTTTTGTAGGGTTGTAATTGGTGAAAAGACGGATTTACAATAGCGGCATTTTCGTGTTTTCATAGGTAATCAAATATTGAAGTTTGTTTTGTGTCCGATTTTCTAACTATATTCAAAGCTGTTTCAAGTATTGTTTTACCAGCTTCGTAGTCTACCAGGTTACGTGCCATTTTTACAACTGATTGCGTTCCGTTATATTGTTTAAAGTCGTAATTATGAAATTCGCATAACCCTTTTAATTCGTCTTTTGCTTGGCTAATTGCAAAACGTCTATCGTTTAAATCATTTGGCAATAAAAAGTTGGTCCAGTATAAATGCCGTCCACGTTTTTGTGCTGCAATCAATGGTTCATAATATGGTATTACATTCTCTACTACAAATTTTCCTGTTTTGTAATAATGCTGCAAAAATAAAATTTCTTCATACAGTTTTAAATCCGGGTAAATAGGTTCGGTTGTAGTGTCGTAATTTGAACTATTCCAATACCTGGCTCTTGAATGACTTGGGCAAGGTGGTGAACTCCAAATAAAATCGAACTCTTTGTAATGGTCTAATAAATATTGGTGTGCGTCTGCTACTATTACTTTGTCTTTTGGAAAACGTTCTTTGTATAAACGTGCTGCTTCCGGGTCAAGTTCAACGGCTGTTACTTCTATATCCACTACTTCGTCCCACTTGTAACGGTTGCCTCCTAAACAAGCGTATAAATTTAGTATTTTCATATTTCACCGCTTATTAACATTTCTAAATGCTTATTCAAACTCTTATTTTCTTGTTTTAGCTTTATGTTTTCAAGTTCTAATTCGTGGTTACGTCTATTCGTAGCCATCAGCATTTTATCTAC